GATGGGATTCTCCATCAGGGCATGCAGCAGGATTGAGCGATCACCTAAAATTTCAGAAATTTTGATAAGGGTTTCTGGTGTCGGCCCAAACTTAAGGCTATCTTGCTCAATCTTTGTGACTGCTGCCGGAGAAACACCCAGCCTATCAGCAATCTCATCTCGAGTGATCCCAGCTTCCTTGCGCCTGTTTTTTATTTTTTGACCAAGAGTCACTTTATCCTCCGTCACTTTTGATTGCATACTAAATCACCTTTAGTGACAACTCAAGGGGAAAAAGCACATGATTAGGCCCTTATTCGTTATTTTTTGTGGTTTTTGGAGTGTTAAGTATCTAATTTTAAAGAAAATGTTACAAAAAATAACCATCTATTTTTTTTTGTGTTTTTTTGTTATTTTTGATGCATGGAAAATGAAATGAGACATATCGGCGAAAGAATTGACGCCATCATCAAAAAGGCAGGGATATCACGAGCAAGACTTGGGGAAATCCTTGGCGTAAAGGAAGGAGCTATCGGGCGCCACATAAGAGGTGAAACAGACCCTGGGGCTTTGGCTTTGTTTAAAATCGCTCAAATAGGCGGAGTGACAATCGACTGGCTTATCACCGGTAAAAACAATGGCAACCAAAACGAAGGAAAAACAATAGAAGAAGCAATTGTGACGGCCTTCAAAAGCAATCCAGAGGTTGCCAAAAGAATTGGACGCGAGCTGATAGGAGAAGAAGAGGACAGATACATCCCTCACAACCAGGCGTACAAGGGTCTCAGCCAAGACGAACAAGAACTTATTGAGGCATATAGGCAAGCGGACCATAAAATCAGAAAACACGCGAAAAGAATGCTTGAGGAAGATGCACAGGAGTCGCGGAGAAACGACGGAGGGGGCTCAAACTCAGCGGAGGGGAACTGCGCTTAGAGGTGAGGCGGCTTGGCTGGCACGTCTACTAAAAGCATGGAGGGGAAAACATGCATCCGGATCACAAATATTACCACTACCTCGCAACACGTCATAACCTCAAAAAATCGATCGAAACAATCCATGGCCTCTTCCAAGGCATCGGTGTCGATCAAAAACTTTCAGAGGGTGAAATCAACTTTCTGCGCACATGGCTTAAAACTCACAGCATGGTCGCCAACAGACACCCATACAACGAGATATACCCCACCATTCACGCAGCCCTTGAAGACAACATCATCACTGAAGAAGAACAGCAAGATATTCTCTGGTTGTGCGAGAAACTCGCAAAACCGATCGACGTATATTCAGGCCACACCCAGGGCCTACAACGCCTGCAAGGTCTTCTCGCCGGGATTATCGCAGACGGGAAGATCACAGAAGAAGAACTCACCGGCCTGGCAGAATGGCTTGAAGATCACGCGCACCTTAGATCCTGCTGGCCTTATGATGAGGTCGACAGCCTGATTACAAGCATCATGTCCGATGGGAAAATTGATGAAGAAGAACAGCAGTTGCTGCTCTCGTTTTTCTCAGAATTCGTCCTGATAGACGACGACAAAACAATAACAAACCCCCTCGTACAAGCCGACAAAACGCTATCCGGTGTGTGCTCCTGCGCCCCAACGATCACCTTCAAAGACAGATCCTTCTGCTTTACTGGAGCCTTTTCCGCTCATCCTCGAAACACCATCGCCGGTGTCGTTCACACCCTCGGAGGGAGAGTCGTCAACAACGTGTCAGGTATAACCAACTACCTCATAATCGGGTCTGAAGGGAATCCGTGTTGGGCCTATGCCTGTTATGGCCGCAAAGTCGAAAAAGCGATCAGCCTTAGAAGAGAAGGGGCAAGTGTAATGCTTGTCCATGAGAACGACTTTCTCGACAATGTCTACGAGCAGGGAATATCAATCTAAAGAAAGAAAAGAGGGGGGACAATGTCAGAAAATTACAAAGAATGTCCAGAGTGTGGGTTCAAATACCACAGTCGAGCTAATAGCTGTCCAAAATGCCACCAAGGCCAATCAGACCAAGAAAAGAAAATGCAGTGCCCACTATGCAAAACAGCCCCAATGAAAGCAACAGAAACGCCTCTAATCCAGAGCCAGATTGTTAGATTTTGCGGCATAATTATCGCCTTTCTTTCAGTGGTTTCTCTAGGGATTGGCATTTATGAACTTTCCAACGGATCCTCTTATTCGGCGGCCATCCTCCTCGCAGGAGGGATTGTCGAAGGCGCTCTCGGATTTTTATTGATATCAGCTCGCCAGGTCTGGGGCTGCCCACGCTGTGGACATTACCTCCCTCGATTTAGCTCTTAAAAAAGAGCAGATCGAAAGGACTACAACAAATCAAGGAGGGGAAATGAAAAAAGCCATCATCATTATCGCCATGTTCGCCATCGCCAGCCCGGCCTTTTGCGCAGATCTGGTCCGCTGTTCTGGCAAAATCATAGAGCCAGGCGTCTCAAAATACGACCTCAAAAAATACTGCGGCGATCCCGAAGAAAAGACAATCACCGGCACTGAAAAGTACGGCAGCAAATACAACTCCTATGAACTCCAGATCGAAGAGTGGATGTATCCTCGCCTCAGCTACGGCAACGACTACGTCATCACCGTCATAGGCTCCACTGTTCGCAGGGTTAAGCGGCTCGACTGATGGCAGTCCGACCCAAAAAAGACAAAGACGGCAACATCATCCCCGGGGAATTCTACATCGATGTCCGCCTCAAGGGGCGCAGCGGCCCGCGTGACCGCATCCACTTTATCGGCACAGAGGTCGAGGCCCGCGATTATGAAGTCTCCCTCAAAGGGGCCAACGGACCAGGCATCGGCGCATCCGTCACCCCCACATTCATCGAGGCCATCCCCGACTTTCTGCGCGACTACGGCAACCAGGTCAGCAAAAACACCATCAGCGACTTTCATTGGGCCTGGAAGCAGCTCGAAGGCTCATTCGGCAAGATCCACATGGCCAAGCTCACCCCCGGCATTGTCGAAAAATACAAAGCCAAACGCCTCGCAGACGGCGTAAAAAAACGCACCATCAACCGCGAGCTGTCATACCTGAGCGCAATCATCAAATGGGCCGAAGAAAACAAACACATACCGCCGCTTGCGTACCGCATCAAGCGGTTCCCGAAAAAGCAGACCAAATCGCCCACGCCAGCGGTGCACACCCCGCAAGAGATCCAGGCGGTCATTGACGAAATCCCAGAGAAAAAACGCGGCATCGTCTACCTGCTCTATGACGCCGGCCTACGCCGATCAGAAGCCCTCAACCTGCAGGGCTCACAGGTCGATCTGGCCCGAAAGGTCATCACCGTCACCGGCAAAGGCGGCAAAGAGCGCCTCGTGCCCATCCTCACCGATCGGCTGCACGACGAACTCAAAAACCGCATCAAAGAAAACGGCAAAGGCTACCTCTGGGTCAACCCATCAACCGAGCAGCCCTACAAAGAGATCCGCAAACTACTACAAAACGCTGCAGCCAGGGCAGGGGTCGATAAACGCATCTATCATCACCTGTTGCGCCACGATCACGGCACCCATAGCGCCATGGCCGAGGTCGACCCCAGAGCCGTGCAACTCATGCTCGGTCACAGCAACCTGAGCACTACCCAGCTTTATACTCATATCGCCGGAGATTTCCTTGCAACGCAAGGGTCGAAATTTGCGAACCTTATCAAAACCGCAAAAAGCGTGGACAAAAAACAGCCAGAAATCGATAACAAAACCGAATAGTTACATGTCGCACTTTGAATTCAGGGTCTAGTGGGCGTAGGCCCGTGGGAGTTCGAGTCTCCCCTTCGGCACCAAAAGAAATCAAGGGGTTAGCGGTTTTTCGCTAGCCCCTTTTTCGTTGTTTTTTTGTCCACGTTTGTCCACATTTGTCCACACCCAAAACAGACGTGGACAGGCGGTTTTTTATCGGTCGCCGAACAGCACTCCGATCAGGCGGGGGAATTCGTTGTCGAGGGATTCCTGGATGCGGTCGAGGGTGGGGTCCATGACTTCTGGTTGTCCGAACATGCTGGCCATGGTGATGGTTTTTCGCTCTACGATCTGCTCTTTGTTTTTCCCGCGCATTTTGCTGCCGGGGATGCGCTCGAACACGCCGATGTGACCGCTGCGCATGGCGGCGATAAAGGCGTGGGGTTTATGGGTGGTGTCTCCGCCGCGCATGATGTCGACGAACACGCCAGACCGGCCCGTGGCTCTGCGGCGCAGGGTGGAGCGCTGGCGGGTTGTGACCGACATGCCCCGGTGCCATTTTGCGCCGAAGTAGGTCAGCGACATGGGCCGACCCTTGACGGTAATCATGGCGTTGCGCCCGCCGGCGGTGGCTTTAAGGGCCTGCGTGGCTCGGTTGATGTCGCTTTTCTTCATATTCCAGCGAGCGTAGATGGCCCGCGCGGCTTCGGCTTTGCCCCGGGTGATGGCGGTATTGGTCGCCATGCGGGCGGCCTTGTCCACGTTTTTCGGGTCCAGCATGTTGCGCAGTCGGTCGTAGCCCTTCAATTCAAGCTCTCGAAACATCTTCACACCTCGAATTCATAGCTCGGCAGGTCCGGGGCCTGCCCCTGCAGTCTGTTGCTCTGCACGAATGCTTTGCTTCCGACCGCCACGCTCTGCCCCTGCACGGTCGACTGTCCGCCTCCAGGCCAGGTCACGGTGCTGGTTCCGTCGCTGTTGTGTGCGGTGACTGTGGCGATCAGCAGCGGGTCTTGGGGTAGCAGGTTGTTAAATTTTTTCCAGATATTAATCATGGTCTAGCTCCCGTGATAGCGCAGCACGTCGATCTGCTGGGTGACGGTGGGGCGTTGGGCGCTCAGGCGGGTGCTGACCACCAGCCCGCGCCAGTTTCCTGCGGGATCCACCACCTCGATCAGCTTGCCAGGCTCGAGCAGGCCAGGGTTTTCCAGCAGCGGGGCGGTGATGCTCTCGATGCTGCGCCGGCCGCTGTCTGCAAGTATCTTTTTGCCCAGGGCAAGCCCGGCTTCGGTCGCGGTAATCAGCGGTTGGGTCTGCATCTGCGGTTGCTCGGAGCCGTCCGTCCCGGCCCGTCGCACGAAGCACGTCACGCCCTGGTGCTGCCCGCTGGTGTAAACTCCGCTGTACTGCGGCTGCGGCTGGTAGGCCGTGCGGCGCTGTTGCCAGGTCGGCAAAACGGCATCTACCGTCACTGCGCCCCACTCCCAGGGCATCGACGGATACCAGGGCAGCATCCGCACTGTCTGTGCGGCCATGGCGCTATGCACCACCCCGCCCGCCGCCTCGGCAATGGTCGCCAGCTGCTGAATGGGTGTCTGCTGCGTCACGCTGTACGCCCCGCCCGGCACCAGCCAATCCGGCAGCTGCCAGTCCAGGATGAAACCCGTCCCGGTCAACGCCTCGTCCGCCAGCTGCGTCGCCGTGCGCTGCGAAGTCTGCAAAGTGCTTTGCGGGCGGCTGTACGGCGCAGCCAGCGCTGCAGAGAGCGAACGGCCGCTGATGCTAAACGCCCGCTGCCCAAAGCTGCGCTCATCGCCGTACTCCTCAATGATAAACTGCCATAAATACCCATTGATCGATGCCTCCACCGCCACTGGCGCACCGGCAGATGGGCGCACCAGGTCCAGATCTACCGAGCGGCGCAGCGTCGCCCGCAGCGTCCATGCCCAGCTGTCGTGGTCGGTTCCTATCTCAAGCGTTTGAATCGGGATGGGGATGTTGTCGCTCACGCGCTTTAAGCTGATGGTATTCATGATGATGTAATAACTCCGGATGTCGGGGGGCGGCGCGGGCGGCACCGGGCGGTTCCAGTAGGCGTCTTTCGGCCCGTTCCACGTCCCGTCGTAGCAGATGTGCTCGCGGTCCGCCTCCTGCCTCGCGTTAAACACCAGGCTGTCGCCTGAAATCTCGTACAGAGCAGAGGAGACAAACCGAAAGATCAGCTCATCGCCGCGCGGCGCAAGGTACTGCCAGGTGCACCAGCGCGGATACCAGTACGGCCCGCTGATAATGGGGATCTCGCGATCCTTGACCGCCGGGTAGCTGTACGGCAGGGTGGCGCGGCGGTCGAGCCCATCGAGACTGTCCCACGGTAGGCTCAGAGCGTCATCCTTAATCGCTGGGTAGGCGTAGCCCAGAGATCGATCCTCATCGTGCGCGCTGATCTGATCGCCCCAGGGGAGGCTCACCCGCTCGCGGTTTTTTTCTGCCGGGTAGGCATAGGGCTGCTCGATCTGTGGCATCAACGCCCGCACCAGGTCAGCCCATGGAGCAACTACGCGATCCTCAAGTTTGGGGATGTGGCGCCATGCGCTGCCTACCACCGGCGCCAGGATGCGCAGCATATCCCACGGGGAAGAGGTCTGGCGCTCGAGCTTCGGCGTGTCGATCCAGCCGCTGTTCACACGCGGCTCAAGGCGCGCCTGCGGGCTCCAGCCTAATCCGATTCCGCCATGGCCGCCTACAATAGGGCGCGGCGTGTACCACGTGGGCGCAAAATAAGCACCTCCGGTCAGAGACAAAAAACCGTTTGCTTTGGCCAGATGCGCCAGTTTTCCATTTGCTATCCCGGTCAGGCCGATTTTGCCATGCGCCTTGGCTCGGTGTGCCACTACCGCTGCAGCTCTACCCAACAGCTGTAGCATCCCGTGCGCAGCACCCTGCATGAAACCAATTATGCTTGCGGTGCCGGTCAGCGAGATAACACCATGTGCTTCAGCGAAGATGGTATCTCCCTGCGGCGGTTTACAGCCGAAGATAATGCTGTCGCCTGCAGGCGGCACATAATCGCCAGAGACAAACCCAAACACCAGGTTTGCCCCGTCCGGCAGGTTTGAAAAGCGCAGCGCATCGCCCGACGGCGGCCAGTAGACCGGCTGGCTGGTCGCGCAAAATGTCAGGCGGCCATCACTCATGTGGCTACAATTCGTTCATTCGCCAGCTGTTGGCACCAGGCTGAAAAATAAACGTCGCTCCGCCACCCAGCACCGTCTTTGGGGCATCGAGCATGGTATAGCAGATCAGGTTTCCGCCTGTGGCCGCGTCAAAAATGGCGACTGCCGTTACCGTTCCCCAGTCCGTCAGCGGGTCGGCAAACTCGATGGCGGTGGCGTTGATGCGCCGGCCATCGGTCTGCGGTAGCCAGTTTGCATCGCCGGGGTCGCGCTGAATGCGGGCATATTCTGCCGCGGTGACTTCGACCAGGCCACCTTCATCTTCCGGGGTTGACGTCAAAAGACCCACGTGCAGGGCGGTGGGTCTGGTATAGGCGGTGTCGCCAAAAATGTGGGCCAGGATCTTTTGTTCCAGGTATTCGGATGCAGGCATGGGTATTTTCCCTTTTGTGGTTCGCGGTCACGGGCGCACGCGGTGCACCCCTACGGTGGTTCGCAGGGTCATGTTTGCGGTGGGTTGCCATCGTCGTCGACCTGGTAGACGTGGTCAAAAACCATCGCGTTGCCAAAGCCGGTGGGCGCGTCGTCAAAGCAGGTGACAACGTAGGGGGTGGCTAGGTTTTGTTCCGGAAGCCGGGTGAACTCGAATTTACCATCATCTTGTGTGACGGTGCTGATGATATAGCCACCATTTTTTCTGTTACGCACTACTACTTTGCGCCTAACAGGACTTCCGTCAAGAAGGGTTTCGCCTTTAAGACAATGCGGCCTTAGTTTATGTTCTGGCAACTCAGTCGTAGGATGAATAAAATATATGTTAAAAATCATGTGCTCTGCTCCCACCCTGTAATATCAATGAAAAGCTGAAAACTGTATGTGTAAAGATCATTTATTGTTATGGCAATATAGTTTCGTTCATTATGTGTAAAAACAGTATTATCTGCTTTCGGATTGGTCGCCTCTGGGACATATATTCCACGCAAATTTCCTCTCGCAGCTAATTCTCCCTCAGCAGTGATCCTTACTGGATGCACTATATACTCGTAGCTACCATTATACGGCGTTTGCAGTCTAGGTATAAGCGAGTAGTTATCGTTCGTTGGTGTCGGTCTGATTACACCTACATCCCTTGGGCTTAATGAAAACAAACCTGATGATAGTACACCTGGCCTTGAAATACTTGTGGATACTATTTCGGTCGGATATGTTAATGGAGAGTATGACATAAAATTAAAATCACCTGATACACTATACCCTAAAATAACTTCTTTGCTCTGATCTGATGGTAAATAACTGTAAAATTCTCCAAAAGTGTGGAAAGCCCATCCATTTCGAGACCCATGAAGTAAGACATGACATGTTACGTTGTCTGCTATCACTACCCAGTCAGTAGGTTTTCCGGAAGAATACTTTCCAAAATAATTTGAACCATTTGTACCTTCTCCAGTAACCGCATCTAACATGCTATCAAACATGGTCATTAGTGTAGCGGAAGCATCGACGTTGTCGTTAATCCGGTAAAACTTTGCTCCTGTTTTTATTGCCCGAAAACACGCATAATTACCGCTCTCAGGATAAGGCTCTTCCCACCCCGCAGCCGGTATGCTCGCGCCGATCGTCCCGGTGGCGGTCACATCGGCAATGCCGGGCGTGGAAAACGTGATTGAGCTGGAATCGGCCGCGGTGATTTTCCATTCGGCGTTGAGTTCTGCAGGGGTCGCGCCGGAGATCTCGATCACCGTGCCCACCTTCAGGGCGTTGTTGGTGATGGTGGCGGTGGCGATCTCGCCTGCTACCGTAATGCCATCTATGGCAATGTTTCCGTAGCCTTCCACCAGGCAGGCTCGGATCAGTGCGGCCATGCTGCCACGGGTGGTGCTCGGGTGGGGCGGGGCGCCTGGGTCGGTGCTGCGGTAAACTCTTACGGTGCTCATGCTTTATCCTCCTCGCCTGTTTTTGGGCGGCTGTTTGGTCGCGGTCATGGGCACAGCACGCTGTGCCCCTACGGGGGGTTAATTGGCGTCGCCGCGTATCTGGATAATAAAATCATCGGTCGGCTCTTCGACCGGGCCTTGCATGGTGGTGCGGGCGATCCACATGGGGGCGTTGGCGGCGCTGGTGTCAAAGCGCAGCACGTTGCCGGTTGACCAGCCGCTGCCCCAGCCCCTTGAATCGATGGTGAAATAGGGCACATCCGTGGCCGGGTTGATGGGGGCCACGTCGCTGCCGGTGGTGCCCGATGCAATCACCCCCAGCCGCTCGCTGATCACGTCGAACGTGGTGCTGCTGTTAAACTTGATCGCCCAGCGCTGGGCAATGCTGCCCTTGTTGGTCAGCATGATCGGGTAGTTTAGGTCGTCGTATTTTGCGCTGGTGTCGTCTCCGCTGCGTTCATCGCGCCAGACGTTGTCCCAGGTCTTCTGGGTAAAGCTGCGCACGATGCGCGCGGCCAGGTCGCCAAAGATGATCGCGGTGCTGATCTGCGTCTCGGTGGCCGGGTAGTCGTGGGTAATCGGCCCCACGGTGCGAATCAGCCCGTTGATCTGCGCCTCTGCAATCAACACCATGTCTTCAATGCGGTGGTAGGCCACCAGCGGCTGCGTGTAGCCGGTCAGATCCAGCGGGTCGGAAAAGGTGATGGTGCCCGCCGCAAGATTCAGGGTGTAGAGCGTCTCCGGCAGCAGCTCACCGGCCTGATCGCGGATGTCGACCAGCGCCAGCGCCCCGCGCGAGAGGGTCACGACCTCGCCCGCGCTCACCGGGTTGGGCAGCTGCTCGTTGGCGGTGTGGTGCACTACCGCAATGTTGCCCGCCTTGAAGATCGGCACCCGGCCATCGAGCGGCAGGCGAATCGGTTCGATGCCCAGCAGGTCGGCATCCAGTGGCAGAAAGCTGTAGACCACGCAGTTATACAGGGCCGTCTCTGGCAGTACGCCGGTGGGCTTCCAGATGTTTCCACTTTCGTCCACGTTGGCGGCGTTGTACCAAGGCTCTTCCTCGTTGCCCGCAGCCGTGACCATCTCGCCAAAGGCCAGCCGCACCACGCCCACGGTGGTGTCGATGGTGCCATCGATCAGCGTGTCGATAATGTCCCCGTTGTTGGCGGCCTGGGCGGTCAGCAGGGTTCCGTCTGGCAGGGTGGCCCGCATATTGAAAGATCCATCACGCACTGGTGCGCCTGGGGTGCGAAAAAAATAACCGCTTGGGGTAAATCCGCCGTCTTTAGTCAGCAGACTGTTAAGCGTCACCGTCGTGTCGCTCAGGGCCGGGTAGGTGTTGATTGTCGCAATGCCTGTCTGGTAGTTGATCTCTCCGCATAGGGTGCCTACGCCGGTCGCGCTGTCTTTGTCGCGATACAGGTTGCCGGAACCGTCGTCGTAATACTGGCTGGCATCCATGGTAAATGCCACCGATCCTGCCACGATGGGTTCAACAGTTGTTGGCGCCAGGTCGATAATTAGTGGTGCTGCTGATAAACTTTGCTGCATCGGATACCAGCTGATTATTTCATCGCGTTCATATTTGATGGTTAATGCAGAGGTGAGAAACTCTCTCTTTAAAACTTTATTTCTTGCCGATCCAGCTGATATTCCTGTAAAATAGTGTTCGAAATATTCATACTCTCTGCAGCCAAGAAAAGAAATTTCACCGGTCAAATAATCTACTGTGCCAACGTTTGAATCTTGCTCGTCCACCAGGTTTCCTTGTCCGTCGTCGCGGATGGTGCGGTAAACCGTTTTTACCGAAAGACTCAAGGTGGCATATCTCACTTTATTTTGTCGCACAGTATATTCAATACCGACGCAGCCCGATCTAATTGGTGTTTCCGGGATGGTTGTTTTTATTATACCGTTTCCGTCCGGTTGTTCATTAGATGTGGTAATATTTGCGTTATGTTGCTCGTAGGTGATAGAAAATTCAGTGCCCGATTCCGGCACCGCGGTGGGCGCAAAAAATACCCGCCCGTCGTGATACGATACCACACCTGTGGCATCGCCGGTGATCAGGCCAAATCCGTTGTCCGTCGCTGTTCCGCCCGTCCAGGTGATCTGCACGCTGCCGGGCTTGATGCCTTCATGCGGCAGGGTCGCGTCAAGGCGCATCGGCTGCGTATCCACTACTCCGCGCCGGTCGGTGATCTCAATTCCGTGACCCCACTGGATGATGATTGAGCTGCCCACGTCCGGCAGTGCCCCCAGCGTCAGAATCATACTGCCCGATCCATAATCTACCGTGCCTGTGCCGATGCCCTGTTCGTTGCCCATCAGCATGCCCTGGCCATCGTCGTAGAGCTCGTACCACTTGCCCTGCGCCATGTAACTGATGCGGATGCTGCCTGGGCTTGGCAGCGGGTCGGTCAGGCTGGGGGTGTAGTTGTACGAGCGGTTGGCCAGCTCGATCAAAATCTCCTGCGAGGCAATCGCTTCTGGGATCGCTACCGCAGGCGTGGCCGTAATGCTTACCATCTGCGACCAGGAGGTCGTGCGTTCAATAATCACCTGTCCGCTGTGATATTCCACCGTGCCGGAATAGCCCCCGTCGGTATCTTCCGCGACCAGAATTCCGCGCCGGTCGCGAAACACGTGCCCTTCGATGGTCAACGACAGTGAACCAGGCAGCACCCCATCCGTCAGATGGATGCTGTTGGCTTCGTTGCTGCGGGTTCCGCTGAACGTCAGCGACCCGGCCGGCCCCTTGGCAATCATGCTCACATGGCTGCCGCCCATCAGCTGATCCACCAGCGGTGTCTCGATCTGGCTGGTCGGCACCAGCTGGGCATAAATGCTGTTGGCCCAAAAGTTCATATCCCCCGCCGTGGCTGGCTGCGCCATGCGGCTGACCCCGTAATAGCTGCTGGCGTCGGCTACCACCGTGGCGTGGATGCGGGTATCCGCCCGGGTGGTGTACGGGGTCGGCTCGATCCCCGGGAAAGTGTGCTGCAGCGCCGCAGACAGACCCATGGTCAGCACGTCCACCGTGAAATTGCCGTAGTTGGGGTGCGCAAACTGCACCCGCTCGGTCGAAATCTCGGTGATGCGCACATACTGCTGATCGCCGTTGACCGCGTTGCGCAGCGCAATGGTCTGGCTGACCTCCGGCGGCTCGGTGCCAACCTTGGCAAACGCGGTGATCGCTCGCTGCCCTTCAAGCTGGTTATTGAGCGGGCGCCACAGCATCTCGTGGGCAATGCTCACGTAGCTTTCCACCCGGTCTTTGGCATCCTCGCGGACGTCGTAAAAATTGTCGGTGGAAAACAGCGTCACGTGCACGTTGTCGTCTTCCGGCGGCTCGGTGATGATCGCATGCGCCCCGTAGTACATATCGGTGTTGTCCGTCATCACCGCCGGGAAGGCTTTGCGCAGGCTCACCCGGCCGTAAACGCGGTCAAGGCGGCTGATATCGGGAAACAGGTTGTTGACGACCCCGTCGATGATCTCCGCCCCGGTCATCTGCCCGCCGCCGTCGTAATAATCGGTCAGGCGCTGGCTGGCCATCAGCTTGATGTCAGTTTTCTGGATGGACATGGTGCCTCCGCTTACTTGGTAATATCCTGATTAAAAATCATGCGCCCCTTGACCGGCGTGTCGATGTGATAGGCGGTGTCTGTCATATCGATGTCAAAGTAAAACTCGCTCACCTGGTCGGATTGCTCCTTTGGATTATCGGTTATGTATCGTTCCGCCACAGTTTGGGCATTGTTTTTTGTCGTTGAGTGTATGTCCGCATGTCATACAGCGTCCCATATCAAATCCTTACTTCTTTTCCGTTTGCACGTTTCCAGATAACTTGCTGTACCCCAAGTTCCATCTTTATCTGCTCGAGCCCTTCGCGGATTTCCGCGACTTTCCCTTTTCCAGAAACCCCAGTGATGAAAGCCGTATCGTCAACTACGGTGATAACTCCAGATATTGTATACTGATCCTTGTTCGAGGCGCTGAAATGTTCCGGGCCGCCACGCATTAAATATGCAATAGGGGTAAGCGTGACTGGCATCAGCGATTTGAGCCTTGGTAGATAGCCAGCATAAGCCGTTGTCGTTCAAGATGTAGCCGGATAAGAGCAATATCGCATTCTGTGATCGGCAGTGGCTTGTTGAGCTTTTGGATATCAGGACCTATGATAAAAATGGCCGCACCAGCTGCTGCATTTGCTTCTGTGAGCCTTGATAAGATATAGCCTGCAAGCTCAGCGTATGTCGTCTGCAATGCGTCAAGTTTATCTTCGACAGTATCAAGAACAGCTTGAGCATCTGCGGTTGTGTATCCTTTAATTGTCTCAAGAGCTGCAAGATTTACAGCCATCAATCCTTGATCGAGCGGGCGTGGGTCTTCGATTGTTTGCAGGATTATGCTGTCCGAATCGACACACACGTCCGGCGGCACGAAAGAGGTCTGGTTGGTGCATGCGGTGGCAAGAAGTAAACTGAAAAGGGCAATGATAGTGCGTTTCACGAGTAGATCTCCTTGTGATCAATAATGTACGCCAATGCCGAGCATTGCTCCGGCGCGAACGCCTATATATCCTACTGCCGCAGTGATCTTCCAACTTGTGCGTCCGACGTCTTTTTTGAACTCAGCGTCTGCAAATTTTCGCTCTTTCGCGTTTTTTGCGTTTTTGCATCTCCAGTCATGACGGCACGACGCTATCGGGTGGTTATGTCGTGGAAAGATCCATCTAAACCCCGGCGGGGAGCTTGATCCATCCCATATAAAGCTTATTGGGACTTTCCCGGTTCCGCATGGCAGCGCGCAGGTTAGTTGGCGCTTATCTCCGGACTGCTTGACGTTGCGCATGTATATATGACCGTCCCACCCGGTGCAGTCGTTTTCGACGAAAAAAGAGCTGTCAATCTGTTCCACCTATTTTTTCCTCCTCGTGCAGATGTTGGGTCACTTTACCTTTGTGGGTATCTTCTTTATCCGGGCTTATCTTGGCAAGAATCAGCACCACGGCAGCTAGTACCCAGTATTTAAGATCGGCGTTTGCGAGCATGGCGATTAGCTCAGGAGGAATCGTTTCTCCATTTAAGGCCTGCTGCGCGAGATCTGCGGCTGTGGCCGCGAGGACTCCGATGGTGCCGACCTTCGTACTTTTTGAAGCAAAGATTTTTTGCATGGGTTATAACTCCATAAAATACAGGGTGGCGCGGTAAGGGTGTGTTCCCTCTGGCCAGCTGTGTTCGTAGATCTGCGTGGCGGTGAGGCGATCGCCGGTAAATACCACGGTGCGCGGGGTGCCGTCGTGCATTGTGAGCACCATTTGTGCGGCGGCAATGTTGGCTTTGCCCCGCAGGGTTTCGAGGGTGGCGCGGTCGATCCAGCCGAAGTCGTCGCCGCCGGTCAGGGTGATGGCGCGGCCGGTCTGTTGGGCGTCTGCCTGTACGACCACGGCGCCGTCAGCCATGATGTCTGTCTGCTGGGCCACGGGCGTCCACTGGTATTCATCGAGCCAGAGCAGGTCGTCCGGCAATGTGATTTCGTCGAGCGTGATCATGACACCACCATCCCGGCCTGGCGCAGCAACTCGAGCATGCGGCCTGCGTCGGCTTCGGCAAACTGGCCCTGGACCTGCTGCCCGTCCGGGGCTCTGAAATTGAGAGTCATCGTGCGGCTGCTGGTTGTTTGCTGTGCGGGGGCTGCGGCCTGCTGCGGCTGATATGTCACCTGGCGGGCCTGGGCTTCAAGCTCGCGCAGGCGCTGCTGGTACTGCTCGCGGGCGTAGTCGCGCACGGCGTAATCAAAACTTGAGGCTCCGGGGTTGCCGACGCCCCCGAGGTATTCACGCTGGTAGGCGTTGAGTTCTTCGAGGCTCTGCATTTCCTGCACAGCGGTTTTTACGGCGTCGAGCCGGTCATAAAACCAGTTGCTGAATTCTTTACCGGCGCTGCGGGTGGCCTTTTGCAGATCGCCCATCTCGCGCTTGGCGTCGATGGCGGCGTCTGTCCAGCGCCGCAGCCCGCGCGTGGCCTGTTCGCCTGCTTCTTCACCCGCTTTGCCTGAGTCGCGCGCGGCGCGCTCGCTTTCGCGCAGGGCGTTGGTAACGGCCCATGCGGCTTTTTCCAGGTCGAGTTCTGCGGCTTCCATGGCGCGGCGGGCCTGGATAAATTCATCCGATTCCGCGCCGTAGGTCTCGCGGGCCAGCTCAAGTTCGCGCTGTCGCATCTCGACCACTTGCGCCAGGTAGTCACGCTGCGCCTGCAGGCGGCGGCGGTTTGCGTCGAACTGGCTGACAACGCCCAAATCCTGCATCTTCTGAATCTCGAACAGGCGGCGGTCGAGAGAATCTTTCAGGGCGCGCTCTTCGGCGTAGATCTCTTGCACGGCGATGCGGGTTTCTTCGCGCTTGGCTTCGGCCACGGCTGCAACGTAGGCTTGCTGTGCTTCGATCTTGCGATCGAGCGCGGCCTGGTATTCTTTATCGGCTTCGGTGAGGTGCCGCATGGCGGTGGTGGCGTCAAACAGCTCATCACCCAGCGCCTCGATGCTGCTGCGGGTGGTGTCTGCGGCGGCGGGGGCGTTTTCCAGCGCCTCGTTTAAAATTCGCTGTCGCTCTGCGGCGTTGAGGGTTTCGAGGTTGAGTTCGCCAAGATCCTGCCGCATGGTGGCGAAGGTCTCCGCGCGGCGGCGGGCGAGATCCTGCTCGCGCTCCTGGGTGCGGCTGAGCTTTTCGGCGGCCTGCTCTTGCGTCAGGTAGGTGCCGGTCAGCTCGTCGCGCACCACGGCCCCTTCGCGCAGCAGGCGATTGAGTTCGTAGATGTTTTCGATCTCGAGCCCGGTTGATGCTGCTGCGGCGTTGGCGATGCCTTGCGCCCGTGCGGCGCTCTTGTTGGCGCGCTCTTCGGCGGCGGCGGCTTCGTTCTGTGCGTCTCGCATGTCAATGTAGGCTTTGGCTGTGGCGCCAATGGCCAGGGCGAGCGAACCATACAGGCCGATGCGGGCCATGAGCGCGGCGTTGAGCGCGCCGCCACTGCCGAGAATCGGCGGCAGACGGGTACCGGAGACGTTTTTGACCGCCCCGGCCACACCATTGATCGATCCGGCAAGCGCGACGATAGTCCCCCGCGCGGCGGTGGCGAGGCTTTTAAGCCCCATATTCCACAGGGTAAAAGCGCCGCCTGCGGTCATCAGCGCGGCAATCATGTTCTGCACCGGCGCGGGCGCTTCGCGGATCACCTTGATCAGGTCGCGCAGACCTTCAGCGGCGGGCACGATGTACTGCGCGGCGAACTGCCCCAGCTCCATGCCGAGCGACTGCAGGGTGTTGCCCAGCATTTTAAGCTGCGCTTCGGGCGTATCGGCCATCTTGTCATAGGCCGCTTCCATACTTCCGCCGGCGGCTTCCATTCCGGCCAGGCTCTGGCGCAGCCCTTCCATGTTCTGGGTGAGCGACAGCACACCTGTGCGGGCCTCTACGTCGGGGATCAGCAGGCGCATCTCGTCGATGCTCAGGTTTTTTTCTGCGATCTGCTCAAGCGTGGGGATCAGCCCGTCCCAGGTGATGCCGAGCGCCTCAAACTGTTTTTTTGCCTCGTTTGTGGGGGCGGCCAGGGCGTTGAGCGCCCCCTTGAGGGCGGTGGTGGCCTGCGGGGTGCGGATGCCCGCCTTGGTCAGCGAGGCGATGGCGGCGGAGACCTCCTGATAGCTGACGCCTGCGGCCTTGGCGGTGGGCAGGGTGTCGCCGATGCTCTGCGCCAGCTCCGGGAATGTGGTCACGCCGTTTTTGACGGTGTTGAACAGCACATCGTAGACGTTGCCGAGTTCGTCGATCTCGAGCCCGTAAGCGTTGATGACGCCGATGCCGACGTTGGCTGCTGTTTTGGTGTCGGTGACGCCCGCGACTGCGGCCTTGGCCGATTGCTCAAGCACGCGGGTGGAATCCGCCAGGGCCACGCCCGCAGAAATGATGTCGTATTCAGCGGCGGCAAGCTCGGTGGCGGTCTGCGGAATTCGGGTGGAGATATCGGTGATCTCGTTGCCCAGCGCCTTGAGGTCTTCGGTGCTGGCTTGCGTCAGCGTCGAGACTTCCGCCATGCGGGTGGAAAACTCGCTGTACTGCTGAAACGACTTGACCACGGTGTAGCCAACGGTGGCCAGCCCGGCCAGCCCGGCGCGGGCGTCGCGGATTGAGTCGGTCCAACCGTGGGTGTTGCTGGTCAGCTCTTTGGTCTTGCGCTGCAGCTGCACCTTGGCCTGGTACAGCTCCTTGGCGCTGACCGCCCCGGCTTTATGGCCTTTCTGCAGCTCGCGGTAAGCACCTTGCAGCTTGTCGAGTTCGGCCTTGACCTGCTTGGGGGCCTTGACGTCGAGTACGCCGCGGGCGGTGTCGAGCTTGGCGTTGGCTTCGGCTTCGGCGCGGACTTCCTGCAGGCTCTTTTCGAGCTTGGCTTGATCGGCGGCCAGGCTGGTGGTGCTGACGCCTGCGTCTTTCAGGGTTTTGCGCAGCTCACCCAGCTTGTCGCGGTTTTTTTCGTACTCGTCTTTGAGGCCGGCGGCGCTTTTTTTGGCGCGGTCGAATTCGCGCACCTGGGCTTTGGTGGGGTTTTCAGTGGCCTTGAGTTCTTTGGCCAGCTTGCCGACTTCGGCGGTGGCGTCGCGCCAGGCGGTTTCGGCTTGGGCGGTGTCTTCTTTGAGGCGGCGAAATTCGGTGATTCCGCTGAGCGCTTTTTGTGCGCTTTTGGCCTCATCGCCCAGGGTGGCAAGCCCGTCGTTGACCAGCGCTAGCCCGCGCTTGGCCAGCTCGTGATCGGTGCGGATAATGATTGAAAGTTCTTTATCGCGGGTTGCCATGGGTGCCCTTTATCAGCGGGTTTGCTCTTATTTTTTGCTCTCGGTGCAGATCAGCTTTAAAAACGAGTAGCCCCAATCCCAGGGGCGGTGGTGCCCGGCGCGAACCAGGTCCGCGCACAGGGCCATCAGGTGGTCATTGTCTGGCGGCTGGTGACTTCGCGCCCCAGATCCGCCAGCCGCTTGAGGGTCGAGAGAAAAAAAGGGTTGACCTCTTCGACCGCCTCCCACAAAGGCAACAGGGTCGAGGGGGTCAGCTTCTCCAGGTCTTCGGCCTTGAGCCCGGTGCTGCGCTCGATCACGTTGACCGGCAGGCGGTCGTGAAAAACGAGGTCGAGGGTATGCACGGCGGTGGATTCGCTATTGAGGTATTCGTTGATCTCGGCGATGGTCAGTTCTTTTGCGGTGATGTCTTCGCCGTTGAAGGTGATGACTTTTGATTTTTTCATGGTCTCTCTCCCGGGGTGGTTCGCGGTCAGGGCGCACGCGGTGCGCCCCTACGGTGGTTTTATACGGTGGCGGTTATTGTAGGGGCGCAGCATGCTGCGCCCCTACGGGTGATGTCTATTCGTAGTAGATGACTTCGAAGGGTTCGTCTTTGCCTTCGGGAATCTCGCACAGGCCCTCGAGTTCGAGCGGCAAGAAGTCTTCCGAGAGAAAGTCGACCTCGGTCGTGGGGCGCAGCCTTGCGCTGTAGACGATAACTTTGCAGTCTTTGCCGTTGACGTAGTTTTTGCCGTCGAGCACGAGGCGGGCGCGGATGATGGGGCTGGTGCCCCCGACGATCTTGCTGGCGGTGACGGTAGCGCAGTCAAAGGTCAGGTTGAGGGTGGCGCCGTCGAGGGTCTGGTTGATCAGCTTGATCATGCCGAGGCGGGTGTTGACGCTGTAGTCGGTATCCTCAACATAGGTTGTGGTGTCGGTTCCGTCTTTGACGACCAGGTTGCTGATCTGCTCTTTGCCGATCTCGATCCAGCGGTCATAAATGCCGGTGACGCTGGCGGTGGCTCCGGTGGCGGATGCCTGGCTGAAGGCGGAGACGTCACCCAGAAAGGCGAGTGCCATGTTTTCGGCGTCTAGCTGGTTGAGAGTCAGGTTAATGTTGGTGCGGCCGGGCAGGGTGGCGCTGGCGATGACCTGCCCGTAGTTGGTGCGGCCGCGCCCGGTCTGCTCGCGCATCTCGGATTCAGGGTTGAGGGCAAAGCGGGTGGTGGCGCCGGCCACCTTTGCGCCGGTGAGCGCGCCCGCGTCTGTCATGCGGTCAATGTAGAGGTCTCCGGACCCCAAAAAACTATCGGCCATGGCTTAGATCCTTTCTTCAATCGTGATTGTGAACGGGCTGTAAAACTTGGGATGATAGGTGTGGCTCATATCGTCACTACCCTGGGTAAGCTTGCCGAGTTGGGCTTTAAACAGGCTGACCACGGCCTGTTCGCGCAAACCTTCTGCCAGCAGGCGACCGGGGTAGGTGCGTTTTTTTACGCTGTAGCTTTCATCGTCGGGCAGGGCGACGGTGATGGTCTGCTGCGAAAGCTCACCCTGGCGCACGGAGGCGACCAGGCGCAGCGTCCAGATGTTGCTGCGCTGGTGAATGCGGTTGTCGTGGCTGACCGCGAGGATGCCGACAAAGGGGTAGCAGGTATCGGGCAGTTCCTGCTGCTCGTCAAAATCGATCTGGATCGTGGGCGGCGCGTCGCAGTTTTCGAGGCACCAGCGAATCAGGTCGGTGTCAGTAGAGAGTGCGTGCTGCACTTTTTCGAGCATTTGCGCGGTGGTCACGGGCTAAACCTCTCTGAGATAGATTTCGACTTCGCCGCCGCGCGCCTGGCTGCGCAGCACGCGGAAGGCGGCATCATCGATCGTGATTTCATCGACCGGGAGCGGCCACAGGTTGGCGTCTGCAAGGTCGTTTTTTTTTGCCAGAGCCAGCCACGGGCCGGGGGCGTCACTCACCATGTCGCTGGTGTAGGGGTCGGCAACCACGTCGGCCCGGGTGAGCAGCACGTTGATGCGCGTGCCGCCGATCAGGGCGGTTTCGCCGAAATCGCTGAGCGCCAGATCGAGCGCGAGGCCGGGGGTGATCATTCGATGCACCTGCCGCACAGCCGGTCGTGAGCGGTGCGCAGCTTGGCGATCAGCTCGCGCTTGGGGAAGTTGCGGCCGGGGCAGCTCTTTTCGGCAAAATCGCTGTGAAATCGCACCTGGTCGGGCTTAAAGCCGTAGGCGATCATCAGCCCGAATACGAGGCGAAACAGCAGGTGCATGGCGTCGTCTGCGGGGGGCTTATCTTCATAATTGCCGACCATGCAGATGCCGATAAAATTGTTGTGACCCTGGGTGTGGGCGCCCTGTTTGTGCAAGGGCCGTCCGCCAAGAATTTCGTAGCGCTCGCCGATCTGCTCGACCCCGAAGTGGTAGCCGATATCGCTCCAGCCGTTGTGCTCGACATGATAGCGCTTGATCGCGCCCCAGCTTTTACTGGCGGTGTCTGCGGTGGCGCTGTGGTGGATGATGATGCCCTGGTGCATGCCTTACCTCGCGAGACTGATCAGCGCGGCGACGGCACTGATGATTGAGCAGACCACGGGAATGCCGATGATGACTTTGAGCCCGCCGTGGATGCGGTCCTGCCATTCTTTAAGCTGTGCGATGGCGCGGTCTGTGGAAGCCATGCGCTCGTCTTCGATCTGCCGCAGGCGTTTAAACACCACATCCTGCGATTTTTCCAGGTGCTGGATACGGGTTCGGTGTTCTCGATCTTCGACCAGCGTCGATCGCATTTCGTGCATCACGCCACGCAGCTCTGTAACCAGATCGGTGATGCTGGTCTTGATCTCTCTGATTGTTTCTTCCTGAGTGCAAGGCTGCACTAAACAACTCCATCAGCTTAAAAAAAACCGCGCGACGGTCAGGAGGGAGAGGGCCTGGACCGCACAGGCACCGCCGCGCGGCAGGCGATTATTTGTTTGCCGCTTCGAGCTCTTTCCAGCGGGCGGTGGCGGCGGCGGTGATAGCGTCGCGCTGCTCGTCTTCGGGCACGAGCTTTTCCAGTTCTTCGAGCGTCTGCGCTTCGGTGATCTGCTTGATCAGCTGCGCTTCTTCCGGATCCTGCTTTTTGGGCTGCGGCTCGATCGGGGCCTGGTAGGGTGCGGCGGCGTCGGCGGCAATGAGGCTTTCGGCCACGTCTTTGACCACGTCGAGCGTGGTTTCTGCGGCGTGGTACTGGCCTTTATATTTGACGGTTTGCTTGAGCGTGACTTTCATGGGGCTCCCTTTCCTTTTTACGCCGGGCCGCGTTTATTTATGCGGCCCGGCGTTTATCTCAGGCTGAGCGCTTAGGCCAGCACCGTGGCGATGACAAAAGCATCCGGCTGGTTGAGCGCCATCAGCGGGGCGGACTGCATCATCAGCCAGCGCACGCTGGGATCTTTGGTCGTCCAGCTTTTGGGGAAGCGGTTGGCGGCGACCAGGCCGGATTCAAAAGCATCCATGTCCTGGATGGCGCCCCACAGCTTGCTGTTCTGGGCGCGGCGTGATCCCATGATGACCTTGTTGGCAGGGATGGCTGCGCCCTCGAGGCCGGTTTCTTCATCCACAAACCACTCGTCATAGGTCCACAGGTCGACGCTGACGCCGGGGCGGTCGATGCGGCCGAGGTAGGCCACGCCGTTGGGCAGGTTCTCGGGCACGATCATGCCGGTGTCGATGCGGCGGTTGTTGAGTTCTTTGTCCACGGCGGTGTTTTTGATGAAGGCTTCGGCGGCGTCGCTACCCATGAGCACGTCGGTGGGTGAGAGGCCGCTATCCTGCCGGCACTTGCGGGCCCAGGTGGCGAGATCGCCCAAGGGGTCGCTGCCAGCGTCGCTCCACAGGTCGGTGCCGGTGAGGGTGACCTTGTGGTTGCTATCCATCTGGAAATCGACCGTGACGGTCTGGTCGGCGGTCTCGCCTTTGATAGTCATGACGACTTCGCCAGTGGTCAGGGCCTGGGCGGCCATCCACTCTTCGCGGCGGGTGACCATGTCGTAGAGTTCGCCGAGGTCTTTGGCAAGCTGCTCTTGCGCGCGCATCTCGGGGGTGCGCCCGCCAGCGTAAAGCACCTCGCCGGGGCTGCGCTTGAGCAGATCGCCCGCGGTGGTGACGAATTTCGGTTTGACGTAGCCGGGCTTGAGGGTGTTGGTGGTAAACCCGGTGCGCTCGACCACGCGCCCTTCGGCCAAGGGGTTGACCAGGGGCGCAAGACGGCGCTTGCCTTTGACGATATCGACATCGACGGAGGCGGTGTCGAACTGGGTGGAGCGCTGGAAAAACGTATCGCGCAGAAAGGTGCTGGGGCGCTTCATCTGGTCGACGACGTCCAGCATGGTGCGGGTATCGAAAATGTCGATCATGCCCGCGAGGCCCAGCAGCGGCGCCAGCGCCATGATGTCGAGATGGGTGGCAGTGGTGGCGGCGCTGGCTTCGGCGCCGGGGTAGCACAGGACCGCAACGGCAAGCAGCAGGGCCCATACGGAGAAACTGGTGAATACTTTTTTCATGGTTCGGTCTCCTTATGATGTGTGCCGTTTACGCGCTGACGGCTTTTTTTAGGTAAATGTTGAGGTCGCGAAGCGCCTTGCGGTGCGTATCCGCCGTATCGGTGCCGCCGAAGGTCAGAGAACCTTCGTTGAACGCGCCGGAGAGAAACACCACGGCGTTGGCGTCGGCTTCCGATGCGTCGGTGTCTTCGGCCAGGATGCAGACCGGCTTCTGGATGGAGGCGGTGGCGCTGCCGGAATCAACAGGCACGAGCTTGTCGCCGTTGACGCTGTCTTCGGCCAGTACGGTGCCGCGAGTGAGGGTCTGGCCTGTTTTGACGGTGCGGATGTCGGTCACCGCCGGGTAGTCACTGGCAAGCAGTTTGTCGGGGGTAAAAGTTTCCATGAGCGTTCTCCTTTATCTGTCAGTGGGTGGCGGTGTTATTTGACGCTGCCGGCCTTGGCCATGAAATCGACCACGTTTTTGCGCTGAGCATGTTCGTCGTCCTGGACGCCTGCGGCCTTGACGCCCTTGGGGGCGGCGGCTGTGATGGCGTCGAGCATCTGCTGTTGGGCGGTGCTGGCGGCGGCTTCTGCGGGGGCAACGCTGATGCCGAGCTTTTGCACCTGCTCTGCGTCGAGCCCTGCGTCAACCACGGCCTGCAGTTTTGCCCCGGTTTCTTCACCGAGAGTGGCGCCGACCAGATCAATGCAGCGGGTGCGCTCTGCGCTGGCGGCTTCGGTTTTGGCGGTGTCGGCTTCGGCTTGGGCAATCATGCCTTTGCGGGCTTCTTCCTGGACCTGCGCGAACAGATCGGGGTGGTTCTCTTTGAGTTCTTCGAGGGTCATGGTCTTTTTCTCCTTAGCGTTGGCCGCGCTATGGGCGGCAATCTTTCTGGATGCGGTGCCCGTGCGGGCGCTTGCGATGGCTTTATCAGCGGCGGCGACTTCGTCCGCGAGTTTCATGGCGACGGCTTTTTTGCCCTCATAAATTCCGGCCTGGGTGTCGCGCACGGCCTGCACCTTCATGCCGCGATTGCGGGCGACGGTCTCGACAAACAGGTCGTAAGTGTCGTTGACCTTGGCCTGCTGCTCTGCCAGGGCGTCGTCGCTGAGCGGCTGGTGGGGCGAAAAGTCGGCTTTGCGCTCGCCTGCGTAAATGTGGGTGACGGTGATGCCGGCGGCGTCTTCGGCCCGGGAGAAATCGGCGTGGGTGGAGATCACCCCGATGGAGCCGACGCCGGCGGTGCGCGGCAGCACCAGGCGGCTGGCGGAGCTGGCAATCAGGTAGCCGGCGGAATACGCGCCCTCGTTGGCGATGGCGGTGATGGGCTTTTGGCTGCGGGCCTGGTAGATGTGATCGGCCAGATCGAAGGCACCGCTGACTTCGCCGCCGGGGGAGTCGACATCGAGCACGATGCTGTGCACGGAATCATCGGCCAGGGCGGTATCGATGGCGCTCTGGACTTCGGCGTAGGTCATGGGGCCGCCGCTGGAAAAGTCCATATCCATGCGGCGATGCAAGAGCGGGCCGTAAATGCCGATGATGGCGGTGCCGTCCTGCACGCGGTATCCGGCTCGCTGGCGTTCGCGGTCGCTGACGGCGGCAAGGTCTGCATTGGGCAGACCGACCAGGTCGATGCCGGAGCGCTGGCCGAACAGGTGCAGGATCACGTTGAGTTTTGGCTCTGCGATCATCAGCGGGCGGTTGAAAAGCCTCTCTGCAATATGGAGGTATTTCATGCGGTTTCTTCTTCCTGCGGTTGTTGCTGCGGGTTCTCGGGGTCTTTGGCTTCGCGCACGTTGGGCGGGTCGGGGTTCAGCCCCAGCTCGCGGAAGGTGTCGCGCTCGCGGGCGCGCTGCTTGGCCTGGGCCTCCCAGTCTTTGTTGCGCTTGGCGGCGATATCGGCCAGGGTGGTGGTGCCGGAGTTGAGGCCCATGATGTCGGCGGTCATCTCTTTGACCGGGTCGACGTTGGTGCGCTCGGGCCCGACCCAGGTTGCGGCGCAGTATTCGGCGCGGTACTGGTAGAAATCGGGCGCGCCTGCGGGCAGCTTGATGCGGCCGACCAAAATGGCTTCCTCAAAGAACATCTCCCAGATGATCTGGCAGAAGTGGTTTACGAGCCAGTCCTGGTAGAGCTCGAACACGCGCCAGGCTTCCTGCAGGGCGGCGCGGGCTGAACTGTAATTGGTCTTGCTGAAGTCTTTGCTGATGATCTCATACGGCATGCCGGCCACGGCACCGACGGCTCGCAGGCTGGTTTCGACAAAGATTTCAAAGCTGTTGCCTGGGCGGTCGCTTTTGAGGATGTGGGGCCGTTCGCCGCTTTTGCCGTACATGATCTGGCCGGGGGGCACCTCCTGGTATTGCGATGTAGAGCCGTCGTCGTGCTGTTCGGTGCCGACGCCGGGCAGGTTGGCGACGTCGTAGGGGTTTGTTTTTTCGATCCACACCGGAAACGATGATGCGATGATGGCGCCGAGCAGCTCGTAATCGAGGTAGTCGGCAAAATTACGAAAAAAGCTCATGGCGGGCGCCAGGATCGGTACGCCGCGTACCTGCTCTGGCGTTTTTTTGTGGAAGCGGTGCATGACCACGGGGCGGTGGCCTGCGGCGCGTGGCAGCTCGATATAATCGGTGAAGGGCAGCCCTGCGAGCGTTTGACCGTCTGCGGGGTTGGCGATGTAGTAGCCGAGGGGTTCGCCGAGGGGGCCGAGTTTGATTCCGTCGCGCACGTCTGGGGAGCCGATCAGGTTGGCCGGGGTGCGCAGCCGCGCGGGGTCGATCGCCTGAATGGCGAGGCGGTAGCGGCGATTGATGTCGGTGTCGATCATGAGCGGCAGGTTGAGAAATTCGCCGTTGACGAGCGTTGACCAGAGGTTCTGAAACTGGATGCCGTAAAAGTCGCTGACGCCGGTGGCGTCGCCTTCGCGATTCCAAACTTCAAATTCCCATTCGGCCTGTTCGGCGATCTCTGCGGCCTGCTCTTCGGTCAGCCCCAAGCGCTTAAAATTGGGCTTGCTCTGCGGCCACAGGCCGGGACCGACGGCGTTGACGTCGATGGACTCGATCAGGCTGCAGGCGTGAGGGTCGTTGAAAACGAGGTCTTGCGATCGCGCGACCAGGGCCTCGCGCTGGCGGCTCTCTTCGCGGTAGCCGACGCGGCGCGGCGACCAGTTGGACATGGCGCCGCTGGCGGTACCGCCGGTGCGCGAAAAGCCGGGCATGCGCCCGCCGGGGATCATGGCGATTTTCTGCAGGGCATTGGCCTGGCGTTTGGCCTGGCGGATCTGCGCAAATTTGGAGGGGGCATCAGCCACGGCGCACCCTCCCGGCGACTATCTGCGGGCCTGCGCCCGTGGTGAGCTTGACGCGCTCGGTCTGCAGCCATTCGAGAGTGCGGCGGATCTCGGGCAGGTCGGCTTTGGTGACGGTGCGCTGTCCGCTGCCGTGGTTGATGGTGTAGCTTTGCGCGGAGGCGAGCGCGATCAGCGCCTGTTTGTAGGCGCTGATCTGCTGGTCAAGCTCGGTGGATGTGAAGAGAGGTTGAGTCATGCCCCCGATTATGGGGGCGCTGGGTGGGGGGTGTCATGTTCGCCTTGGGCGCTGTGGACGCCCTGGACAGGTTTTTTAGGGGTGGGTTATTTTTATGGCGCCAATCGTTTTAAAAACGTCGGCGTAGTCTTCTGCCTGGCTCCAATCGTTGCCCCAGAAGTCGCGAACGACTTCTGCTACAGAGCACTGCTCTGCAAAGCCAAGGTCGCGTAGCTTTGCTGCTAAAGACATGCGATCGACGCCCCACTTTTCGTCAAGCTCCGGTGAATCTGCGATATTCGCCCACATGTAGCTGACGGACTGTGGCTGGTCGTCCACGATTGTTCCGTTGTTGGCATCGCAGATTGAGCACCACTCCTTGACAGTAAATGCTGGCATGGAGTCGGTCGTGACTTTTTCATACCGACCGATAATTGAATTGATGCGCCCGGACAGACTATCTGAAGATCCAATTATTTTTTCAGAATCGTCTGTAAGGTAAATTGTTTTTCTGCTGGACATATTTTCCCCCTGTGGTTAAGTGGGCCGGTTTCCCGGCCCCGGCTTGATATCAGATGGCGGCGGCGACGATTTCGACAGGCTTGATTTTTGTGGCGCAGATTTTCGTTGCGGTGACGTGCTCTTCGCGGCCGGCAACTTCGACCTTGGCTATTACGAGGTTTTTGTGTTCGCGTAATGGCCCGAAAATCTGGTTTTTGGCGGCGGCTTCAAGCACTTGATCGAGGGTTTTGTAGTAGTAGAATCCGCCACAGTGATTGTCTGTGGATTTTTCGATACGGCATTTTCCGAGAGGCCAGGCGGAACCGTCCCAGCAGCTCACGAGGTTGCCTTCGTCGTCGGTGGTGAGGGCTTTGTACCCTGTCCGCGTTTCCGAGAGGCTGTTTTTAACCTTGAGCTTTTCTTTGCCTTCGACAACAGCCAGGGCGTAGCCGATCATGTTTCCGGCTGCTTTGGCAGCTTTGGCGGCAACGGCTTTGTTTGCCTCGGAAACGACGGTGCCTGTTCCGTGGGCGCGGATGATGTAATATTTTTTTGACCGCGTGGCGACGCCGTACTTGCTGCCCTCGGTTTCACGGACACAGACAAGGGCTTTTTTTCCGCTGGGGGCGATGTCGTATATTTCATGGTGCAGGGCTTCGCCCTCGAAGCGTCCCTTGCGATCTCGCTTGATGGTGTCAAAGCTGGCTTGGATCTTCTTTTTGCTGACCGCTTTTTTGATCAGGTGGTGTGCCGAAGCGAGCAGTTCTTTTTCATTGCCGAGGTTGATGATTTCACCGTAGCTGTTGCGGTTCATTTTTTCGATGGTCATGGCTGTTCTCCTTTCGCTCTTCCCTGGTGGGTGGCGGATTAGATTGGGCTTTATTGCCCCGTTGTTGATAGTATCTTACCAAGGTATTACCTTGGTGTCAACTAGAAATCATCTGTTTTTTACAACATCGAGATCAAGCCCGCTCAGCCTTCTTACCTGTAAAACTCTCCCACCGCTTCACAATGACATCGCAATACTTTCTGTCCATCTCCATCGTACAGCAGATGCGGGCGTTTTGTTCGCAGGCGATCAGGGTTGACCCCGATCCGCCGAACAGGTCGAGGACAACATCTCCATTGCCGCTGCTGTTGTTGAGCGCCTTTGCAACCAGGGCAACGGGCTTCATCGTCGGGTGCTCGTCATTCGTCAGCGGCTTGGGGCAGCGCCATATTGTTTCGCGCAGGTTGTTGTCGACCGCGGAAAGGACTTCGTAGGATGGTACGCGCACGATGATGGATTTTTCGCCGTCAAAAATGGAAAGCTGATACCCCCCCCCCTCACAAGGGGCCGCGATGACCGATTCACGGCCATCGATGATCGTGGGCTGCTTTCTGTTGCCATACCAGCGGTGCGCTGCGCCTTCGAGCCACCCGTAGAGGATGGGTTCGTGCTGCCAGTGATAATCCTGCCGCCCCAGGATAAAGTGATTTTTCATCCAGATCAGGGATTGCTTCAGCAAAAAACCGGCCTCGCGAAGAGATTCCCTGAAATTTACCGCTTCGATATCTGCGTGGCAGACATAAAAAGCGCCACCTGGAACGGTCACCGCGGCCATGTTGGTAAAGCAGTCGCGCAGGAATGCCCTGAATCCCTCGTTTGACATGTTGTCGTTTTCGATGGTCATTTTCTTTTTGGTTTTACCGACATAATTCACGTTGTAGGGCGGGTCGGTAAATATCATGGCGGCTTTTTTCCCATCCATGAGCCGCTCGACATCCTGCAGCGATGTGCTGTCACCGCAGAGCAGGCGGTGGTTTCCGAGAATCCACAGGTCTCCTTTTTCACTCACCGGTGTTTCTGGTGTGTCGTGCACGTCCTCCGGATCGGTCAAACCTTCGGTGGGCGCTATCTCTGGCAGCAGAACGTTGATCGTCTCTTGGTCAAAACCCGTCAACTCGAGGTCGAAGCCCATCGCGCGTAGATCGAGAAGCTCATCCTGCAGCAGATCGGCATCCCAGTCGGCAAACTCTGCCATCTTGTTGACGCTGAGCCGGAAGGCTTTGACCTGCGCGTCTGACATATCATCGGCCCGCACGCATGGAACCTCGCGCATGCCGAGACTGATGGCGGCTTTGATTCTCAAATGGCCGTCGATCACCTGCCCTTCGCCCTTGATGATGACGGGTACGCGAAAACCGTGTTCTTTGATCAGAGCGGCGGCCTTTTCGACGGCGTGGTCGTTTTTGCGCGGATTCTTATCGTACTTGACCAGATTTTCGATGGGCCAGTATTCGATCTGCATTTTATCCACGTTCACGCCTCCATCTCTGCCACGGCTGACACCTGTTTGAACCGCTCCAGCTCGGACAGCGGAATCCGCAACCCGTTGCGGCCGGCGAAACGGAAGGCGATGATGCCGCCGTTGTCTGGGCCGAGGTCGATGAGGTTGTAGATGTGGCTGCGGCTCATGCCGATGCGGGTGGCGAACTGGTTGACGGTGAGCATGTCTTGCTTTTTGTAGATCTGCACGGTGTATTACCTCCCTCGATTGTGGAACCAGCTGGGGCGGCTACGGGGTGCGTGGGCGGCCTGATGCTGGGTTGGTTTTGGTTTTTGCGGGGTGTCTTTGGGTTTGGGGCGTAGCTTGACCAGGTCGATATCGACCAGGGCGAGTTCCATGTATGCGGTATCCCACAGGTGATTCGGGCGTTTTTTAGGGTTTTGCCAGTATCCGTTTTCGTCTCGGACTTCGGCGCACATCTGCGCGGCAAAGTCGGTGCCGGTATCGCGGTGCAGGTGCCATGCGCCTGGATCGCCGGGGGGCACCTGGAGCTTGGCGGCGAGACGGTTTTTCCATTCGGTGGTGTGCAGGCGGTGCAGGTTGATGCCGCCGGGCAGGGCGCGGTTGGTGCCGGGAATTTTGTCGAGGGCCTTGACGGTGTGCAGGCTGGCCAGCTTCTGAAAGCCTTTGAACAGCTTGACGCCGGGGTTCTGGTAGGCGAACAGGTAGGCTTCGGCGGTGCGCGAGAGTTCGGACTCTGCGGATTCGCCGCCGCCGGAGTCGAGCCCGCGCAGTGTGACGGCGTGGCGGCGGCCTTTGTGGTCGGTGAATTCGGTCTCGAAAAAGATCTGGCGCAGAGCCTCCCATGAATCGACAAAACCGTAGCGCAGCAGCCAGCTCTCTTGCTGCAGACCGTAGCCCCAGGCGGTGATCTTGTACCAGAAGCCGCGCTTTTGCATGTCGGCGACGGCGGTGATGGCGGCGATGGGTTCCTGGGGCAACTCGCCTTCGGCGCGGTCGTCGCGCAGGGCGAGGATGGCGTCCTCCTGGCGTTCTACGACTTCTTGTTCGTAATCTTCCACCTTGTAGCCGTTGTCCCATGCGACTTTTGCGGTGAGGTCTCCGGCGTCGGCGCGCAGCTTGGCGGCGGCGATCTCTGACAGTGGGATGTTGGGAAAGACCCACGCGGGGATATGCCAGCCGACGGTGTCGGGGCGCGGGTTGTCTTTGCCTTTGGTGATGAGCGGGGCGCCGCCGTGGTAGGCGATAGCGCGGCGCTCTTCGTCCCACAGGGTGCCGCAGGCGGGGCAGGCGAGGGCGAGATCTGCGTGCAGGGCGTTGTCGGGGGTAGTGCCCTCGGGAATGTGCAGGTGCTCTTCGCCGGGGGTGACGAGTTCGCCGCAGTCGGGGCAGCGCATGGCCCAGGTGTTGAGTTGGGCGCAGTTCTGGGTGCCTTTGTGGATAAAGCGGCCTGCGGGGGTGGATGCAAATACGTACTTGGAGCGGTGCCGGTCGTCGCGGGCGCGCTTGAGGAACAGGGTGATGGGGTCGGAGCCCTCTGAGGTGCGCTCGGGGAACTTGTCGCATTCGTCGGCGATGTTGACGCGGCCGAAATAGGCGGCCATGGATCCGGGGGAGTTTGCCCAGGCGGGAAAGAGGCGGATGCCGTGGTTAAAGCGGATGGTGCTGCGGCTGGTGTCGTCTGCTGCGTGGCTGATATAGCGGGCGATTCGGCCCGGGCGGCCGTGATCGTCTCGTGCGCGAAACACGGGGATGATGCGCTCGCCGATGGCTTTGCGGGCGTCGTGTTCGGTGGGCATCAACCAAAAAATATTGCCGGCCTGGCTGCCTTGATCGATGGCCCAGCAACAGGTGTTGAGCAGGATCTGTGTTTTTGCGCCGCGCTCGGGCAGGCAGATCCACACCTGGCGCACCCAGGGGTGACTGATGCTGTCCATGATTGGAACGGCGTGGGGCACCATCTCGTTGCGCCAGCGGCCGGGCTTGGCGTCGATCTCTGTGACGCGGCGGTAGCGCTCGGCCCACTGGCTGATGCTGAGCTTTTCGGGCGTGCGCAGGCGGCGGCGCAGGGCGCGCGGCGGACGGGCGGTGACGGTGCGGCCTGCGAGGTGCGCGAAGGGGGCGAGCGGTTTGATGGTGTTGGGGATGAGGCTCATCAGTCGTCGTCCTCGATCTCGGCGGTGATTTCTGCGGTGTTGGCGATCTCGTTGCAGGCGGTGGCGAGGGCGTCATCGACGATGGCCTGCACTTCTGCGAGGCGGGCAGGTTGTCCGCCGCAGGCGTGGATGATGGCGAGCAGGGCTTTGCCGATATGGTAGGCGGTAGCGTCGCGCAGGCGGCCGGTCCAGACGCAGATCTCTTCGTCGGCGTTTTCGCGGGGCACCCAGTTGCTGTCGAGCTGTCGGCGCTCTTCGTCGCGGCGCATCTCTTCGCGGTCGGCCTTGGCGGCCATGAGCCGGGCTTCATCGCGGGCGGTGTCGATGTATTCTTCGTCGGGCCGTGGTGCGGGGGTGCGACGGCGCAGTTCGGCGATAAGCATGCGGTCGACGTCGGAACGCAGGACGCGGCGGCCGTTGGTGGTCATCTCTTGCCGGGTGAATCCGGAATAGGTGAGAGTGCCGCCGTTGTCGGCGTACCAGGTGTAAGCGGTTTTTTTATCGCGGAACCAGGCGTTGCCGCTATCCGCTGCGCTGCTCTGCTCGGGGTGGTACTTGGCCCACAGGCGGTCGAGGGTATCGTCGTAGTTCTGCTGGCAGGCGTCTTTGTCGTCGCGGGTGGCACGGCCTGGCGATTCCTGAAACGCGCGCATGGCTTTGATGCGGGCGTTGTGGGCAAGGCTTAGTTCGGCCTTGTCGTTGTCGTCGGCTTTTTCGAGGAGTGCGGCGAAGCGGTCTGCCATGTTTTTATACCTTTAGTCTTTTAACGCTGAGGCGCGGAGAGGGTAGAGGCGCGGGAGATAAAAACCCATCAACTTAATCGTTCCGCCGTAGATCGGCGAGCGCCCTGGTCAGATCCATACTGGCACGACGCACGGCGCCTGTTTCTTTTGGCGACCAGTAGTCGGTCATCTTTCCTCGGCCAAACCCGTCGTCACAAACGGCAGACTCAAGGTCCTCTATCCGATCTTTCAGCCGGGCCATCTCGGTTTTTACGCGGTCGATCTTGCTTTTTTTCAAGGCTATCCCTCTTGATCTCAGTTAAACGGCACGTCGTCGTGCGGGGCCTGGTCGCCCTGGTGCTGGCTTTCGGGGCTGCGGCCGAGCATCTGCATTTGATCGGCGATGATTTCTGTGATGTAGCGGTCTTGGCCGTCGCGATCCTGGTACTTGCGGGTCTGGATCTTGCCTTCGATGTAGACCTGCTTGCCTTTGTGCAGGTATTTGTCGCAGATTTCTGCGAGGCCGCGCCAGGCGACGATGTTGTGCCACTCGGTGCGCTCCTGCGGTTGGCCGTCGCGGTCTTTGAACTTTTCGCTGGTGGCGAGCGGGAAGGTGGCGACGGGGGTGCCGGTGGGCGTGTAGCGCAGCTCGGGGTCTTTGCCGAGGTTGCCGACCAGGATGACTTTATTGACTGACATTTTTCCTCCTTTTAAAAAACCCCTCCCGCGACCCCCTGCTTACGGGCCTATCCCGCTTGGCTTTTGCCGCGGGAGGGTAATTGAAAACGCTTTTCGCGTTAATTGTTCCTCAGTTATGAGAATGTTTCTTTACTTTCTGAATAGTTGCAAACCTACCCCGTCAGTGATATACGGTTAAATTGCGGCCTATCCCGATGTTAGCGTCTCAATGCGGCGCGTTCTTCCCACGCCTCGCCATCGTCGTACAGGCTCTTTGCCATTGCCGCACAACAGGCGTTACACCAGCGGTACGACATCAACTCACCATCGAAAACAGCGGCCATACTCCTGATCCGCTCTTTCGGCTGGATTTGTTGGCCGCACAGGTGGCACTCTCCACCCTTTCGCGCCGTGACCATTTTGTCTTTCAAAATGCGGTCGTCCGGCGATCCAAAGTCACCTTCAAACGGTCCGCAACAAAGACAGTCGTGCTCCGAAAAAGCGCTAACCAGTAAATCAAGCGGACTGTTGGGGCTGTTCGTGTCCTCGGTCATCTCGGTGGTGCTCCTTCCTGCGGCGGTCAGCCGCTTATCAAGTCGTTAGGCGTGGCTCTCGTCGTACGTCTTGCCACGCTGTTGATCCATCGGATAGAACTCGTCGTCATACCCAAGGTCGCTGCTCATCATTGCGGTCCAGCATTCCGGGTGCCAGTGCTCTGAGAAGAAATCGCCCTCATACAATCCGCTTCGGTAATGGGCTTTCTCGCCTTTATCAATTTGCTCGCCGCACCATGTGCAGCTGTGCGCTTTCCTGCATGTCAAATCTTTGCTACTTAACTCCGTTGCTCCCATATCCTCCTCCGTTTCTCGCCTAACCATTGGTCGCATCGGAGTGTGAGACGTTAGTGCATCTCGATAAGCAGGTACGGCGCGACCGTCTACCGCACCCGCTGAACCCTGGGGCGTTATGGCGTATCAAGTATCAACTGAATCGCCACGCTCAAATTTTCCAAGTCCCCCCTGGTCATCCCATCGAAGTCGATTTGGATTGGCTCCCCGTTATGGTTCCCGGTTAGCACAAACCAAAACTCGCCCTCATCTTTAACCAGAGTTAGTTCTTGCTCTCCACTACTGTTTTTTGCTGTCAGTTTGAAATCTATTTCTTCCACGCTCAACCTCTTTGCACCATAACCAGCCAATCAGCCGGATTCGCTTCGCTCTCCGTTTATCTCAATCGTTAAAAATGCTCTTCCTCGCCAAATTCCGCCCGCTCAAACCACACCCCCAAGTGCCTCAACCTCTGCGGAGCGGGAGCCATGCTGGATACAACCAGGCCGCGCTGCTGCATCCAGGTGACGACGTCGACGCCGGCGATCTGATCTTTTCGACCTCTATTTGGGGTATCCGGATTTCCTGGTTGTTTTGTATTCATTCACCTGTTACCTCTAATTCGGAAGTTGTGGTTGTTGCCCCGGTGGTATAACTATTCCAACGCTCAATGGCTTGGTCTTCTGTATACCCAGCCGGACCCCTAGCCCCACACGGACAGGCGATAAAGTCCTTGTGCTTTGTAGTCCAACCAGGAATGTCAGCATGAAGGTCGATTGAGTTGTCAGAGATAATCAACTCGTCACTTTTGCAAAACGGGCATGGTCTTAACTTCATCGTCTCCCCTCTGCTCTTTCCAACGATCGCATCACCATCGTGATTGCATCTGCTTGTTCTTCAATCGTTGTTTTTTGAGATGTCATCACCTCTATAGCGGCATTTAACGCTTCATACATCTCTGGAGCCGAAGCAATGAACAGGGCGTTTTTAAGTCCAGCGCGGGCTTCTGTCCCGTATGCCTCCGCAACCAGCTCGCCAGTGTCTGTATCAGTAATCTGGGCGTACGGCCTGCCATTGCAATACGACACCCGCCATTTCCTTTCCGGCTGAGGCATTGGACCAAGTTCACACTCATTACAAATATTTTGGTCAGGTACTCCATGTTTACACGCCATCACTAATCATCCCTTCTGTGTCGCTTGTCACCACGACTGCAATAGACAAAAGCTTCGCTGATTCCTGAAAAGTACTCGCATTCTGAGCAGACTATTGACCCGGCCTTTCTGTCTTCTACCCAGATGCGATTAAATGGGCATTGAGTTGTCATCACCATGAAGCGCGATCCTGGTGGCCCTGCTTCGTACCCGGAAATTCTGACTTTCACAGCAAAGCCTTTGCCCGATTAATAGCACCAAACCATTCACCATTCGTCACAGGCCGCACGTCTTCGCCAAACTCTTCCTGGTCAGAGCGCTCCATCAGCTCGACAAGCTCCTTGATGGCTTCTCTCATCTCATAAAGCCTTATATCTGTTTGTGTTTTCATCACCTACCTCCTTTTGCTATATTGCTCGTCAAAGTTTCCATGGAGCCTTTAATGCTGAATATCCCTGACCTCGATTGCGTCATTGCCTCTGAAAACCATGATTCCTACATCATCGATGCGAAGTCCTCTTGGCATGATGCGAGACCGATCTGCGAAACCTGCCACTCCGCAAACACAATCAGATTCGGCACCAGAAAGCGGAAGTTCCAGGATCTCCCCATGCACGGGAAGAAGGTCACGATTAACTACCACCTGCGGCGGTTTAAATGCCTTTCCTGTGGCTCTGTCATCACCGAGGATGTTCACATCGACATGGACACCAAGAGAACCGCCACCAAGCGTCTCGTCGAGTACGTGGCCAAGCAGAGCGCTACAAGAACGTTTACCAGCCTTGCTGCCGAGATCGGTGTTGACGAAAAGACCATCCGCAATATCGTCACCGACTTCAACGAAACACGGTCGGAACTTCAGGTTGTTGCCACACCCAGGGTGCTCGGCATCGATGAGGTTCACCTGGTCAGGAAGATGCGCTGCGTCTTCGTCGATATCGAAGCGGCCAAGCTTTACGACATGATCGAGACCAGAAGCCAGAAGGCTGTCACCACTTACCTGATGAACATGCCCAACCGGAAAGACGTTGAGATCATTTGCATTGACATGCACTACCCCTACAGACGAGCCGCCCATGCCGCCATCAAAGACGCCACTGTCATCATCGACAAGTTCCACGTCGTTAAGTACGCCAACTCCTGCCTGGACATGGTTCGTAAGCGCCTTAAGGATGAGACCGTCAAAGCCAGGAAAGCCTTGAAGCGTGAGCGTTTTGTCTTGCTGAAAAGGAATCATAGTCTCAAACCCTTTGAGCACATGAATCTTGATATCTGGTCCAAAAAGTACCCCCTACTTGGACAGGCGTACAAAGCCAAGGAAGAGTTTTTTCACATCTACGACGCTGCTGACCGCCAGGAAGCCGAGGATCGCTTCGATCAGTGGATTGTTGATTTACCTTCTGAGCTTGAGGAACCATTCAAACCCCTGCTTTCTGCTACTTCCAACTGGTACGACGAGATCTTCAACTACTTCGATTACCGCTACACCAACGCCACCACTGAGGCGATTAACGGCATTATAAAAATCGCCAACCGGACAGGCCGTGGCTACTCCTTCAACTCTCTCCGACACAAAGTCCTTGCCGCCAGTTACCCATCAGAAACAACCTCGAACGACCCTTTTGACACCGGTTCTTTTTTGCTGTGAAAAAACCACTAATTCCGAAGAGCCTCTATTTGGCTTGCCCATCGATGACGCCTTTGATCTGGTAGTATCCGCGCTCGCGGTTTTTGTTGATGACGATTTCCCTGAGGTGCTGGATGTATTCGGGCGACTCGAAGCGCTGTAGCACGCGGATGAAGGTTTCGAGGCTGTGGTGCAGGTCTAAAATCTCCATATCGACAGCCATGATGTCGATGTCCGGTGTTTTGAGCGCCTGTTTGACCTCTTCGACCTCGCTGAAAACGTGTTCGAGCTGATCGGCGATGGAGTTTTCGCGGGCGAATTTTGTTTCTGGCCAGAAAAATGACATGGGATCTCCCTATATTTTGTCGGCGATGATTCTGAGCTGTGCGGCGATCTCGTTGATCTGCTCGTTTTGTTTTTCGATCTGGCGCAGGGCGGTCTTGGGCATGCTTTTTGGCCAGTCTTCTGCGTGTTCTGAGAGCTGCCCCTTAATCAGCGCAGCAGCGACTTTAATCAGCTCGTCTTTTTGCGAGGGCGGCTGATCGGCGCTGAATGCTTGGTCGAGCATGGCTTCGACGTTGTCGAAAAATTGGACGGCTTTTTGCGCGACGTTTGGATCGAGCGCGGGGCCGGGGTAGTAGTCGATGGCGCGCAGGGCGTTCTGCTCGATCTTTTCGAGCCGGTTGTAGCGGGCAGATTTTTGCTCTGCCTGCTTTTTGAGGCCATCTGACAGGGCGCAGATGAGCGAGAGGATGACGGGGCCCTGGTGGGGGTTGGTGGATTGCATCACTTCTCCCTCTCTTTCATCATCTTGTCTGCATACAGAAAGGCCTCCCGGGCAAGCCCTACCGGGCCACAATCCGCATCAGGATGTGCCGCGATCAAACCCTGCAAAGCCTTGGCTGCAAAATAATCTCTCAAGGACATGCCGTTAGTGCCCTTGGCCTCTTCCCCTTTTTGAGCACTTGCCTTTCTCAGCGTGACCTTGTCGGCATAAAGTCTCCGACCACTTTCGGCGTAGGTATAGTCACCCACAATGTTTTTGAAGGTGACGACGATGATGTCACCGGGGCCTTCTTTTATTATTTTGGCAACGATCCCCTCGCCATATTCGTCGTCGATCACTTTGTCTCCGAATTCGAAATGTTCCGTCGCTTGCATCATTTTCCCTCCCTTTCAATTTTCGCCAGGCGGCGCTTCTCGTTGAGGCTCAAGCCGAGGCGTTTTGTTTTCAGAATTTTTGCGTCGTTGCCGAATGCCTCTTTGATCTGGATGAGGTGTTCGGACTGCTCGGGTGTCATGCCGCGCAGCATCTTGATTTCGCGCCAGCTGAAGGCGGCGCACGTGGCCTGGCGGCGGATGCTGTGGCGGTCGCTGATGATGTAGGGGTGGCCGCTGTGGCTGGTGCCGTGGACGGCGTCGGGGTCGACTTCTTCAGCGGGGGTAGTATTAACCGTCTCTCCCCCTGCCCCCGGGGTGGTGTCATACAGGGCAGGGGTGCGCTCGGCACGTGGTGCTTTGGGTGCGGCCTTTGAGACGGGCGGCAGCAGGCCGGATTCGATCCAGGAGCGCAGATCGGCGGCGGGTAGGGCTGCGTAGTCGCCTGGATCTTTTCCGGCGGGTACGGGCCAATATTGGGCCTGGCGGTATTGGTTGCGCCAGGCGGCGATGGCTTTGGGGCCTGCGCCGGGTTTGCCGTCTTTGCCGGGGTCGGC